TAATGCAAGTAGTAACTTTCAGTCTACTGGTGCATATTTAACTACTGCTATGCAGTCTAACGCTGGTAGTAATTTTGTAGGACTTAATAGTGCTTTAACAGGTAATGGTGTATCTGCAACAATAAATAGTTCTGGTATTTCTCTAAACGTACCTGCGTTTTTAACTACTGCAATGCAGTCTAATGCGGGAAGCAATTTTGCTGGTACAGGGTTTACAGGTACTAACGCCTCAGCCACATTAAACAGTAATGGATTGCAACTTTCAGTTGGAGCGGGTGGAGGTGGTGGTACTACATCTTATTACAATCAGATAGCGGCAGGTGCAAGCACAGTTACGTCTGGAACAGTTGTATTTGGTAATTCTAACGGTGTGTCATTTGGTTTAAATGGCTCGACTATGACTGCTTCTGTAGCAACTAATTACCAAAGTCAAGGCGCATATTTAACGACTGCAATGGTTAGTAACGCTGGCTCTAATTTTGTAAATGCTTCTGGTGCTTTTAACGGTACAAACATTACAGGTACTATTGGCTCTAATGGATTGTCGCTAAGTGTAGCTAACCCAAGCGGTGGTGCCGGCGTAACTATGAGTGATTTTTTTCCTATGCAAATGGCCGCGTCTTCTACTACATCATTTGCTCAAAATACTCTGCATTTTGCTCATATTATTCCTAACGCTAATATATCTATGACTTGTGTTGAAATGATGTGGTCGTTATCTATGTCTTCGTCTGCTATTGCAACTTGGAATAAAGGATCAACTTTATCTTACGGAATATATAGTGAAGACCCTAGTGGCACTAGAATGAATAGTGTTGCTACTTCATCGATGGCATTTATCCATTCTGCATCTTCAAACGTATCGTACGGTTTAACATTATCTGCGGGTACTAATAGTGCAACATTATCAACTGCGGCTTCTGCATTAACAGCGTTTAACCAAGCGGGTTATAAAATAGTATCTTTACCTATAGCTACATCATTATCGGCGGGTTTATATTATTTTGGCTACGCAATGAGTACATCTAGTGCTGGTGCTAACGTAGCTATGACCCACTCTTATATAATGAACAACGAAGCATCGGGCGCATCAATGGGCGCATTGGCTCCGACAGGTTTAACAGCAACAAATAAATCAATTGTACAAGAGCCTTATGGGTTTATACTATCTGTTACAACAGGTGCAATGCCATCAACTGTGGCATACTCTGATATTTCAATTAACAGTAATACTCAACCTTACTTATACTTTGAGGCTTAATGAACCCACAAATAATTTCATCTTATGACGGGGGCGAACACAACGCTGACCTAGATAAAACTATATCAAGACTAACTCAGTCTAAAGCATATAAAGACATGTCATGTATCATGATAGTACCTTGTTTTGGGCAGATACCAACTAGAGCTGTTGCAAGCTGGATGAACATGTACTCACCTCCTAATGCTAAGTTTACTAGGCTTTGGGCTATGGGCATGGAAGTTGGTAAGGCTTTCTCAAGTGCCATAGAGAGCATTCTTGCGCATCCTGATATGAGTAAATGGAAATATATAATTACCTTAGAGCACGATAACATTCCTCCACCAGACGGGATTGTAAAACTATTGGCTCAAATGGAAGCGCATCCTGAATATGCGTGTATTGGGGGTTTATACTTTACACAAGGGCCTGGTGGACAAGCACAGATATGGGGTGATATCAACGATCCAGTCATAAACTTTCGACCACAAAAACCTGACCCTAACGGCGGTCTTGTAGAATGTCATGGTACAGGAATGGGGTTTAATGTCTGGCGTTTAGATATGTTTAAGGACGAAAAACTTCGTAAGCCTTGGTTTGTTACTCAACAAGAGGGGGGCGTTATGACGCAGGATTTATACTTCTGGCAAGATGCTAGAAAATACGGTTATAGATGCGCAATAGATTGCTCGGTTAAAGTAGGGCATTATGATTTGGACGGAAAACGTGGCGGAATAAAAAATTATGTCTGGTAAAAAATTAGATTTAGGTTGTGGTAGCAAAAAAAAAGAAGGGTTTATTGGTGTTGATCAATATGAAATGGAAGGTGTTGATGTTGTATTAAACATTGGTGTAGATGTATGGCCTTGGGAAGATGGCGAAGTTGAAGAAATACATGCTTCACATTTCCTAGAACACTTGACCGCTGAACAACGTGTTCATTTTATGAATGAAGCATACCGCGTTTTAAAAGACGGCGGCAAAGCAACAGTCATTACACCCCATTGGGCAAGCAATCGAGCATACGGAGATTTTACACATCAATGGCCGCCTGTTGCGGAAATGTTTTTTTATTATTTAAAACAAGAATGGCGTGATACTCAAGCCCCACATACAGACGTTAAGTGGAACCCTAAAGGCTATTCATGCAACTTTGATGCAACATGGGGGTATTCTTTTTCTGCTGACTTAGCGGCTCGTAGTCAAGAACATGTGCAATTTGCTTTAGCTAATTACAAAGAAGCAGCACAGGACTTACATGCTACATTAACCAAACCTGTTGTAGTAGTGGATTAATTTATGAGTATAGCCTTTCAGTCTGATGCATTTCAACTCAGTGCTTTTCAGATTGATGGGGGGGCTATATATGTCCTCATAAATACAGAGCAGTCTTTTAACAGTACGATAATACCCAATACACAAGTCCCTGCTTGGGGTACCACATTAAATGCACAAATACAATCATGGGATACAAATAATAATGCACAAACCTCCAATTGGGATATAATACAAGTCAACCAAAACGCAACATGGTCAATTACTTAGGAGTAAATAATGAAAGAATTTATATTAGCTCGATTACGTGAACCTTCTACGTGGCGCAGCGCTGTTTGGGTAGCAACATCTTTTGGAGTCGTGTTTCATGGCGAACAAGCTGAAGCAATTATTGCGTTTGGGATGGCTCTTAGTGGCGCTGTGGGTGTTGTTACACCTGATAAGTTGTCAAAGTAGTATTTGCAGACCATCAATATCGCCAACATTAAAATACACACCCGAATCTACACAAATAGACGGGGCCATTATTTCAGCATCATGCAACGTAGGATAGTATTATGTCAGTAGGTAATCAAGTTATAGCAGTAGCTTTAAAAACTTTTATACGAATTTGGGGGAAAGGTGCATTGTTTACTCGCGTAGTAGATGAAGTTAAACGAGCTAATGAAACGATGCCGAATGTTACCGGTGATGATAAATTTAAAATGGTCTTTGCTGATTTAAAGATTATTTTTAATGACTTAAAACCCGTAGCCACAAGTGTTTTAAAAACGCTCATTGAACTTGGTGTGCAGTATGTCAAACTGCAAAACCCTTTAGCCGGTGAAGTAGTTGGTGTTGTTGCTAATGTTGTTGAGGTAAAAATAAATGGCTAGTACCTATTCAGATAACTTACGATTAGAACTTATTGGCTCTGGTGAGCAGTCAGGCGCTTGGGGTAATACCACAAACAAAAACCTAGGTACTCTTATAGAAGAAGCCATTTCAGGTGTAAAAGCAGGTTTGGCGGGTACTATAGTTATACCTACTGACGCAAACTATACATTAAAAGCTTATAACGGGGTATCTGATGAGGCTAGGCAAGCTGTTTTAGAAATAACATCTACAGTATCACTTTCTGCAGACAGGGCAGTTATAGCACCTGCAAAGGAAAAACTTTATGTTATTAAAAATAGTACTACCGGAGGGAAAGCTGTATTACTTAGAACAACCGCCGTTAGCACAGTAGACTTATTCATACCAAACGGCGCAACGTACACAGTGTACTGTGATGGGGTTAGTTTTACTCAGTATGGCGGGACAATCACACACTATAATAATCAGACAGGCGATGTGTTTGGTGTAAGCACTATTAATGCAGATGTAGGTATAGGTTTAACTCCGGATACTGTTGTTGGGTCTGTTACTGTGTCTAATACGGGAGTAACTTCTTTTAACGGGGATACAGGAGCCGTTGTTGCAACAGATACAACTATTACAGACATCTTAGGTTATGTACCTCCTAAGCCTGATGGTACTGGAGCAACTGCAGGTTCTAATTGGAACATTAACGCCGCTACTGCTACAAAACTTGCGTCTTCTACAGGTAATGCACCCTCGTATGCAACAAGAGCTTGGGTCAACTGTAACCAAAATACCAATGATGATTTATCTATGACTTGGTCTCGAGTATCTTCTGCCACTGTAACAGTAACTGTATCAGGACTTACTACTAAGACAGGTACATACACTCAATCATCTGCACTTAAAACAGGAACTTATATACAAGGAACTAAAATAACTGGGGCTACATACACGCAAGGCTCTACGCCTATTACAGGCACTTATACTCAATCAGGCACACTAACCACTGTTGTTTTAGGTACAGCCTTACCCTCTGCATTATCTATAGGGCAGTTAATAAGAGTCACTATAGGGTCTACCCCCTATTTAGTTAGAGTGTCTACTTACACAAATACTACGCATTTTACCTATATAGCAGATTCATCTGCGACAGTAACTACGCCTACGGCAATATCTGTTGAAACTGCAGGGACTTTAGTAACTGTAACCTCTTCAAGTCATGGGGTAAATACAGGTACTAATAATGTTACTGTGACCGGGGGAACTGCTGTTAGTGGAGCTGTTAATGTTTTAACTACAGCAACAAACACTTTTACTTATACAGCAGGGACTTCACTACTTACTAGTGGCACAATGGATGTTACTAAACCTAGTACAACTGTAACGGTTACCTCTACAGCACACGGGCTTTCTGTCGGTACTACTTCTATTTATGTCCCTACTATATCCCCTGGTGTATTAGGCGCTTATACAGCAACTTATATTGATGCAAATACTTTTACGTATACCGCAGGGACTTCCTTATTAACCGCATATAATACTCCCGGCACTTTAAGTTTTGCTACTGCTGGAACTACGGTTACTGTAACCTCTACTGCTCATGGACTAATAGTTGGTGAGTCGGTATACATGAGTATAACTTCTGGAGCAAGCGTTTCTGGTAATTACGTAATAACGGCTGTTCCTGATGCTAATACGTTCACATATACAGAAGGTACTTCAAGACTTGTATATACAACTCCGGGAAGCATTTCCTTTGTTAACAACGGGTTTTCTGTTGGGCAGTATGTATATATAGATTTTGCTGCTACGCTTACTGATGGGTTTTTTACTATAACTGCAGTTACAGCATTTAATATATTTACTTTTACTTATGTATCATCAGGGACTAATTCGGGTTCAGGGTTTATAAAAAGATTAATTATCCGGGCTAAAGGTAATGTAGCTTTTGTGTCTGATGGAGGTACGGGATTCCCCGTTGTAAATTTTAGGTCTCCTATGTTTAGTGCAGATTACTGTGTAACAGCTACTAGTTCTACTGCTCAAATATATGTAAATGAAGCTACCACACCTACGACTTACTATGTTGCATTAAGAACTACAACCTCTGCGGGTGTCGCTACCAATTCTACCTACACTTACATATCCATAACTCAATAATATGGAAACTAATTTTAATACAGCGTTACTGTATGTCTTAGATAAAGAAGATGGGTTCCAAGATGATCCGCGTGACAGAGGTAATCGTTTACCTGATGGCCGTGTAGGGTGTACTAATATGGGGGTTACTCAAGCTGTTTGGGAGTCTTATGTAGGGCATCCTGTATCTAGGGAGGATATGAAAAAGCTAGATAAAGAGCGGGTAGCTAGGTTCTATAAACATAAATACTGGGATGCTGTGCATGGAGACCTTTTACCTGATGGTATCGACTATCTTGTGTTTGACTTTGCTGTTAATGCTGGGCCAGGACGAGCCATAAAACTACTTCAATCTGTTGCAGACGTAACTGCAGATGGAGCTATAGGGCCAAAAACACTAACTGCTATTAATAAAATACCTTTAAAAACTCTTATTACAGAGTACACACTTGCAAAAGAAGATCATTATAAGTCTTGCAAAGAATTTCCTATATATGGAAAAGGATGGTTAATCCGCACTGCAGAGGCTAAAGAAATAGCAAATACGTTAATAGGATAGATACATGCCTTTACAGAAGATGCAGTTAATAGCGGGTATTAACAAAGAGTCTACAAATTATGGTAACGAAGGTGGTTGGTATGACTGTGACAAAGTTAGGTTTCGTTCTGGTAACCCTGAAAAAATAGGCGGATGGACTCGCTACTCTAATAATCAAGTTATAGGTACTGCTAGGCATTTATGGAATTGGGTTGACTTAGATAACTCAAACTGGATGGGTGTTGGTACTAGTGTTAAATACTATGCGGAAGAAGGAGGTATT